AATCGACCTCCATCTGAACTTATTTGGCTCAGAGAGATAGACCACAGACGAATTCATGCTAAAGTAAGGAGAAGGAACTAATGCGAATCTTACTAACGAATTTACAACTCTGGCCCGTAAGAGGCTCGGAATCATGGTGTTACGCCGTTGGATCGGAACTCATACGAAGGGGACATCATGTATGTATTTATAGTCCACAGCCGCGTGAAGGAATCCCGTATTTCGCCCAGGCCGGTATCAAGTACGTGACTTCTGGCGAGTTCGACTTGGTAATCGAGAACCACCGCGTCATTACTCCGAATTTCAGGTTCCGTAAACTGGTGCACATCTGTCACGGCATCATACCCGAAGAGAGACCAATGGAAGGGTTTACCAATATCGCCGTAAACGAGCGCGTAAGGCGTCATTGGGGTCTTACCCATGTAATTAACCAGGGAATAGACACGGAGAGGTTCAGGGCTACCAGAAACGCGAATAACGAGGTACGTAACGTGTTGAGCCTGTGTTCTAGCAGGGAAGCCGACGATGTACTGAAGCAGATTTGTGCAGCCAGAGGTTACTCATTCTGGCCGACTGCCGGTCAGGAACATCCTGAAGTTGAGAAACTTATCAACTGGGCCGATTTGGTATTCGGAGTAGGCCGTTCGTGTCTTGATGCCATGAGCTGCGCAAGGCCCGTAATATCGTTCGACTCTAGACCTTATATCCATCCGTGTCACGGTCTGGGTTACCTCACGCCAGAAATACTCGATGCTGACCTGACGAACTTAACCGGTCCGGATAATTGGTTTACGGCCGAAACATTGTCTCAAGAGCTAGATAAGTATAATCCGGCTGACGGTATAGTCAATAGGAACTGGGTTATCAAGAATAGGAACATCAAGGACGTAGTCGACAAATTGTTGGAGATTTAGAATTTACTAGTTATTTCACATATGAGCGAGAATGAGAAACGAAAGAATAAGTTCAGGAAGTCGAAGAAATGGAAGACTTTCCGTGAAGAAATTAGGAAGACTCAGAAGATTGACCCTGTCACGGGGTCTAAGCTTACGCGCCGTGCTACCGTCCACCATTTGGATCTGAACATAGACAATTACGAGAAAGTATCCATGGAACGTCAGGTTATGTTGAATCCGGAAACGCATTCTGTACTGCACTATTTCTACGGCAACGAGAGAAATACATATAATTGGCGTGACCGTATAGATGCAATAGTCAAACTTTGTGAACTTATGGATGGATTCAACAAGGATATGTCCAAATAGTTTATAGCTCGTGTACTCAGTGTACAAGGAGTTCAGCCGCGCGGCAAATAGCCGTGTGGCGTTCTTCTACTTATTATGGTAGAAAGGAGATTAGATATGGCGACTAGCAAACAAATCGAAAGACGTAAGGTTAAACGAGAAATCAATTCGGCCCAGGAACCGGTGACTAGCGACGATATCAAGGATATTCCCCTGCTGCTCGCCTGTATCCTGCGCGAACTGGAAACCAACAACAAGTATCTCAAGCTGCTGTCCAAGCTCGAATGCATGGACCACGGGGTAGAAACATGAAACTGTCCGAATTCCTAGAGAAGAACTTCACTCACGTGACGTTCGACGAGTACATAGGCACCCTGAAGGTTCCGAAGATTAACGTGGACCTTACTTACGGCCTGCTGTCCACCGAGAACAGGGAAGAGTTCAAGAAGCTCGTATTCCACCTGGCGCCGGTAGGTACGATAATAGACGATATCCCCGAGGATTTCTACGAGGGTAAGCTGCTTATCGTCCGTAACATGCTGACCAAGATGCTGATGGAGGAACCCAACCACAAGATGGCCGAACGTTTCCTCAACGTACTCGAGAGGAGAGATAAGGCCCATTGGTCGAAAGAATCCAAGCAGTTAAAGATCGAACAGAAGGAAGATCGGAATTTACATATCACATTCGGGGCAATGTAACCGTAATTACTATATTTGTTGATTATGATAGATATATTAAACGTCTTTGAATATTCCGCCAGGATTGAATACAGGGAATATAGAGATTCCGGCGGGGAGCTAATGTGGAATGAATGGAGTCATGAGATATGGCGGAAATAAAGTACAAGTTATTCCCTCATCAGTTGAAACTGATGAACAGCAAATCGCCGATTACGTATATGGTTTGTGGACGCGCGGCAGGCAAGAGCTATGCTGCGTCTTTACTTATTGTAAAGAACTTCCTGGAAGGAAAGAATGTCATAGCGTTAGCACAGTCAAGACAGTCATTGAAAGACGTGTTGTTTACCGAAATACTCACAAGGTTGAACGAACTTGGAGTAGAAGTAAACTACAACCAGCAGTCCATGAGGATTTCGTACGGCGATGCCATAATCTACGGCGGTTCATACGAATCTTTGGAAGCTATACGTGGTCTTTCTCGAATTTCGCTCGCAGTATGTGACGAAGCGGCTCTTTCCCCGCCTAAGCTGTTCGCTACGTTGTCACCCTGTCTTCGTGGCGAAGGTATCGAAGGCTATATTAGACTTATGTCCACCCCGCGTAAGGGTTCGTGGCTGAATCTCTACTGTAAGGAACACCCGGACCGTATCGAACTTATTCATGCAACAACCAGGGATAACAAGCTGATAACCGAGGATCAAATCAAGCTGATGACATCGTCCATAGTAAACGAGGACCTCATTTCACAAGAACTTGAAGGGGTAATGCTTGATATCGATTCCGACGCTTCTATAGTCCAGCTCAAGGATTATCCGAAAGCTAAACAGGACTATACAGCGGGTGTCGAATGTTATATAGGGGTAGATTTGGCCGGTCTTGGCACTGACTTTAATGTAATTACGGTTATAAACAAGTATGAGATCCTTAATCAGACACTTATAGCGGAAGCAAATACATTCGCGATAAGCAATCTGATCGAGGAACTTTGGCGTAAATACAATGCTAAAGGCATATTCATAGACGTTACCGGTTCTACTTCATGCGGCGTATATGATATGTTAAGGGCCAAGGACTACTGCGTTACAGGGATAAACTTTGCCCAGACACCATTCAACAAGGAAAGGTACTTGAATGCCAGGTGTGAGATGTACGTAGAGCTTTCGAACGCCATAAAGGCAGGCCTCTATATTGATGACGACGAAATTAAGACGCAACTGTCGTTTACGACTATATTTGTCAACAATACCGGAAAGTTCCAGCTCTGTAAGAAGGAGGAGATCAAGGAATTAATCGGACATTCGCCCGATAAGGCCGATTCTCTGGCGTTGGCTATTTACTGTATGAACCATAATAATGCGTCAGTCGTTTACGAAGCGAAGAAGGCCTCGGACATAGCCGACCGTTACCTGCGCTATTTCAACCTGTACAACGGCGTATGATAAACTGCAGCCATTGTAACGCGCCATGTTGCAGGCACGTGTTCGGACCGCTCGACAGGGGAGACGGAATATGCCGTTTCCTCGATAACGTTTCAAATCGGTGCACCATATACGAGCACAGGCCGGAAATATGCAATACGGACGTCCTGTACGAGAAATACTTCAGTGACGTGATTACCAGGGAGGAATATGACGCCCTGAATGCAGCTGCGTGCGAGAAATTGAGGTCTAATTATTAGGAAAGCATTTAGGAGAGTTTATGGACGTAAGATCTATAATCAAGGAAGCGACGGTAAGGATAAACCTCGTACCGCGCAAACAGGCGGTTCCGGGCGATATCCTCGAGACCGGCTACAGGCTGCTCAAGGGAGTCGTCAACAAGTACAACTACGATAACCTTCTGTCGTTTACCGAGAATTCCATAGTGGTCGACAATTCGCCGGTCATTCATTTCTACGACGAGACCCAGTACGTAGCCGGCAAGAACAACATGTATTTCGATTCGGTCGAACAGCTCGATTCGTACGAAATTACTCAGGACGACCTGGAGAACGACGTATGGGCCATGGTAAAGACCGACAGGGAAGTATTCTATACGATTTCCGAGGCCGATACCGACACCGGTACCGTATACGTATGGACATCCCACCTGGTCAGCGAAGACAAGCTTAACCAGTCCAGACTGCAGCAGATGCAGGCTTACTGCCGCATGCAGCACGTCTACGTGAAGGACGTGGCCAAGATCAATTCCGTATACATCATCCTTCCTTACGGCCGCCCCGCGCAGCCTGTGGAGCTCATGTTCGTACCGTCCGACAAGTTCGACGACTACATGAACAACAGCCGTGTATATACGGTCGTACAGAAGTCTGAAGGCGAATGGATTATCAAGGTAAAGCCTTACGCGTACTCCATGAAGGACAGGAAGCTCAAGATAAACTACAACGAGTCTATCGATTTCGACATAGACGACGAACTGTATATTCCCGACAACTACACAGAACTTCTTATCGTCGCCCTTGCGCACAAGCTCGCCATACAGTACCCGAGACTCGACGAGGCGCAGATGCAGCGACTTGAAACCGAAGTCAGGGTGCTCGTAGACAACGTGAGGACGCCTAAGGCCGTGACTAAGATGGTACTGCGCGACAAATACGACTGGTTCGACAACTACACGGCTACCCAGGACGACCTTCTCAACGGATACTGGGCTTAAGGAGATTCATATATGGCTAACAGCGTAAAGTTGGTTACGAACATAGCCGGTTCCATTACACGTTCCAACCTGGCCAAGGTAGGAAACGGCGAATCCATAAACATGTTCCTCGAGACGCAGAACCCGACGGAGCATTCCTGTTCCATACTCATGAGAACCGTACAGGGCCAGGTGAAGGCGGCCGATATTACGGGAATATGCAGGGGCATGTACAGGGTATCGAGGGGTTACGACAATCGTCCTGTGCTGTACGCGGTTTACGGCAACACGCTGTACCTGATAAACGAAGACAATACATATAGTGCTATAGCCACCATAAGCTCGTACGGCACGGAATGCCACATGTGCGAAACCGGCGGCTACGGTTCCGCGCATCCTCACCTGATCATCGTCGACGGGTACAGCGTCTACGCCGTAAATACAGGGCTGTCCGTAGGGGACCAGCAGATGGACTTCAGGTCCATCAGGCTCCCCCTCCGTGTAAATACTACGGATACGTATATCAAGCCTACGCACTGCGCCTACCTTTACGGCTACCTTATCGTGAACGACGCCGGTACAGACGCGTTCTATACGTCTTACCAGTACCCGTTCGAGGTTGAGGACAGTGAGCCAGCCTCGTTCTACCAGAGCAGGGTCAACTTCAACAGCTGGTGGGCCACGCTCGACGACGCCACTAAGGAACAGTATATCGCCGGCGAAATCCATGACGGCTATTACGACATGTACAAGGACTTTATCGACGGTACAGCCGACGATACGCCGGAGAAATACGACATCTTCAGGGTAGGGACGGTACAGTACGCCAACTACGGATTCATCACGTATTCCGAATGGTGTCCGGACAATACGATCGCCCTGTGTTCGAACGGTTCCAAACTCTATACATTCGGTGAACGTTCCTGGCAGGTATTCAGTTACAACGACGACATAAACAACCCGTTCTCGAGCCCTGACAACGCGGCCGGCAATATCGGTATCAAGGCGGCCAACAGCCTTGCCATGTTAGGAAATACTGTACTTTGGCTCGGTTCTTCTGATATTGGCGACAACGGCGTGTTCATGATTACGGATACGCAGGTCAAGCGTATTTCCACGCAGGATATTGAACGCGAGATTACCCAGGTTATCAACCCCGAGAACGCGTATGCGCAGATATTCCAGGAACATCAGCACGTATTCTATACGTTAACATTCGAGGATTCCAAGAAGACATATGTATACGACGTGAGCGAGGACGCATGGCATTACCGTGCATCTTACGACGACAATAACCGTCTGACATTCTGGCGTTACAATCATGCGACGTTCGCTTACGGCAAGATTTATGTCGGCACGAGGGACATACTCGCGTATATGGACGAGAACAAGTATACCGAACACGACGGTCGTCCTATCCTCAAGATGAGAAGGGGCGGCGTGCTCACTTCTAACGACTGCCCGTTCTACATCGACTCGGCCGAAATCGTGGTCAACAACGGCCAGCACAGCTTCAACGACCAGTACGGCAACCTGGAACTCAACCCCAGGATATCCATACGTTACTCGTGGGACGGTTCAACCTGGAGTGACTATGAGGACTACTGGCTCGGAAAGATAGGCCAGTACGACTATTCTACGACCGTCTGGCAGCTCGGCATGGGCAAGTATTTCACATTGGAAATATCCTCTACCGAACCCGTTCCCCTCGCGATAGAGAACCTGAAGGTAAGCTTCAGCCCGTGTTCTAACTTCATCTAGGAGACATTATGGTCAAGATAATCAGGTACGATGAGGGAAACCCTAACGTGGAGGCCCTGAAGGGTCAGTTCGGACAGGAAGGCCAGAAGGACTACTGCATAACCGTCCTGAAGAACATACTGTACGTCGTGGTATACAACGGCGGTTCCCTGAAGGACGTAAAGATACCTACTTGCTACGAGGGATTCCTCCTTACCAGCAAGGGCAGGAGAATCCAGGTCGACGGTACAGTCATTAACGCGAATATGGCCAAGGACGAGAATGCCTGGGGCATTCTGGCCATCAAGAAGTGGAACTAGAGGACTAATTATTAGGAAAGAATTAAGGAGATTTACAGATGCTTCCATTACTCATAGGCGCGGGCGCGGCACTCGCGGGAAATCTCGGCGGGGCAGCCATTTCCGGTTACTATGCCGACAAGGCAAACGAAAGGGAGATGGAGGCCAGAAAGAAGGCCGCCGACCGACTCCTCCAGCAGCAGCAGGCTACCAACTCGCAGTATAACGGTCTGATTGGTCAGATCAGCGATTACTACGCCAACAGGGGTTCCCTCGGTACGATGAACGACGTCAACGCGTACAAGGCTGCAATCGCCGGTTATAATCCGGAAGATTACGCTGCCGTCGACCCAGGTTTCGAATATACCAAGACTGCGGAAGACTTCGTCAACCCTTACTACGCCCAGATTATCGGTCAGACACGTGACCAGCTGCAGCATACGGCCGCAGGTGCCGGCCTCGGGAGAGGAACTGGAGCCGCCATGAATATTGCCCAGGGTGTGGCTTCCAAGTCCGACGAGCTCTACAATACCGCGATTGACCAGTATAACAAGGACCGCAGTTTCGAATACCAGAAGTACGCCGACGCCATCAGGAACAACCAGAACAGACTCAACGCTCTTCGTTCCGCCAACGAGGCGAAGATTGGCATGCAGGGTAATCTGGCGCAGGATTACTACGGTACGCAGGACGCAAGGCAGGCCGACATCATGAGGGCCCAGCAGGACAGGTTAAACTCGCAGGTCGGTTACGCCAGCGCCATCGCGGGCCTTTACTAAGGAGACAATATGCCAGGAATTTACGAAAGGGACAATATCAATTACGGCGGCATGCTCGGCAACGCCATGGCGGCCAAGGCTAACTACCTCAAGAACCGTTACGACAGGGTGGCAGATATCGGGCGTACCTGGGGTAGTGCCGTCTCCAATTCCGGCCAGGCCTTCCAGAACGCCTTAAATCAGTACGCCCAGCAGCAGTACAACCGCGAACAGCTGGCCGCACAGCAGCAGTACCAGGCCGAACAGAACGCCCTCAACCGCGAGGACGTGTTGAAACGTGCACGTGAACAGCAGGCATGGCAGGCCGAACAGAACGCTCTCCAGAGAGAATCTACGGAGCGTATCGCCGGGTTAAACCGCCAGAGTGCGCTTGATGAAAGAAACGCCGAGAAACAGGCACAGGCTATCATGCATTACGATATTGCCAAAGGAGCCCTGGAATCTATCGCCGACGAGATTATGAGAACCGACGACCCGGCAAAGCTCGCCCAGCTTTATCGTCAACGTGACGAACAGCGTGCGAAGATGGAATATTACGCCGGTAATCTTCCCGAGAGTTATCCTGGACGTCAGGAACCGTTCAAGGGCTATGTCGGTTTCACCATGGGTATGGGAAAGGGCGGAAACGAAGCGCAACCGCAGACACCCACGGTACCTGCAGGCGATATCGGCGATACTAGAACTCAATCTGTCCGCCTATCCGATTATGTTTCTGCGGGTGACAACGCAAAGACATCGGACGAAGTCGGTAAAGCCCTTACGAACATGTCCACGATTGATACCAGTTTCCTGACTAAACAGGAGAAGGAGAAACTCGAAACTGATCGTAACAGATTGCTCGCCAAGCAGGCCCAGTTACTGAAATCGGAAGAATTCAAGAGAAAGATCGATAACTGGAAACCTGGTGACCCTGTACCGGAAGGTTACAGGATTAACTTTGTCAACAGACAACCGGCAGGTCTCAAGAAGAAATAAGAGGTAATATGACGCAAGAAGAACTCGAAACAATGGCAAATAAGATTGCTGAAGTTGCACCTGACCAGCTTCCAGTCTTCTTGAACAATCCGGAAGCGTTCGATTACAATGTTCTTGAAGGCTATTCTGACTTTACCAATAAATACAAGAGTGTCGCTGATTTCGTCGGCGACAAGAATGCTATAAAGGCACAAATCTGGAATAACCTGAACGGTAAGTTCCCGTCGGAAGCCCGTTTCCAGTCTTTACAGGAACAGTATCCGTGGTTAAACAAGAAAGAACTGAAAGAATGGTTCGACAAGACCAACGAATACAGGAAGTTCTACAAGGAAGAAGCCGAGAAAGAGGCTGGCAGGAAACGCCGTGCGAGTGAAATCGCCGGTACCTATACGGATTTAATAAATCCAGAAGAAGCTGAAGAAAGAAACTGGTCCCTATTCAAGAATATACTGACGTCCGATTACGAGAAACAGAGATATATTAACGAACCGGAAACGGCATTATTCGGTTACGACGCCCCTAAACTGGGTGAAGCTCCGGAAACCAGAACCGCAGCAATCGGTGATTTGGCAGCGGGCAGTACCGCCGCTGTTGCCGACTTCATCCCTCCCCTGTGGTGGGCCGGACCGACAATCAGAGCCGGACGTGACGTGGGTTATAAACTGACAGGCTCCAAATATGCCAAAGACGGTGGAGACATACTGAAGGGAATAGGGGCGGATTACGGTATTAACCTCGCGGCAAAGTTCCTGCCGAACCTTCGTAAAGGTGAAAGGATAGCTACAACGGCTGCCGATCCTACCGTGGCGAAGACCCTGGCGACAGTAGACGCCGAGAAGGTATACAAGAATTCTATAGACGCCGTCAAGTCCGCGCTTGAGAGAGGCGAACCTGTAGACATCATAAAGACCGTCGAAACCCTTCCGGAAGGGGAAGTAAAGACCCGCCTTATGAAATATGCGCAGTCCGGTAAGACTCTGCAAAGTCAGAAACTTGAGGAAGAGATAGCCAGACTGGAACTCAGCCTTGACCCGACTATCCAGTCGGTTGATGAACTGATGTCTAAATTCGGTATCGGTTCCTCCCTCGGCGAGAATGCGGCTGAATTCGCGAAGAATAAGACCATATACAACATGGATAACCTGAGCAGGATGCAGAAATTACAGTACGGGGCCAGCCGTGTGGCCAATATACTTAACAGGGGAAATCCTGGACAAATCATGATGCAGGAGGTACCGAACTTATACGGACGTGGCGTAGGCAAAGTAAGGTATACAGAGTATACGCCGGAAGAACAACAGTCTACGATAAACCGTATTATCTCTAGTTATTCATTGCTCTGGAACAAGGACAAGGAACCGCCGGAAGCAAAGAATAATCCGCTTATCAAGGCAGCATGGGAGAAATGGAGAGAAGAATGAGAAATTTCGACAACTGGAACAGATACCTCGACAACGACAGCAAACCGTTACGCGGATGCGTGATGTTCAACGTCAAGGATGGGAATACCGTGGCGCCGATTTACGACGGCGACGAAACCCCTCTCGACAACCCGATACTTACCGACGAGTACGGCAGGACTGAACACCAGGTGTTCGTGGACACGGACGTTGTCGCGTATTTCTACAAGTATATCGGTACGGGTACTTACAACAGCTACCGCAGCCAGGATATCGACATCAACGACGATTCGCTGTGGGACCTCCAGTATACCGCCGAGAGCGTAAACGACGTACTGGCGCATATCACGGCCGATACGGTAGTTTCCGTTTCCGGCATATCCGCACTCAGGAATCTCGGCATAGATACCGTTCCGGAAATCGGAGGCTACAAGGTCATTACTTTGCTCGGCTACAACGTACCCGGCGACAAGGAACCGGTCAACTACGTATGGGACCCTTCCATGACCGAGAACGACGACAACGGTTCTATCATACAGGGTGCGGAACTTACCGGCAGATGGGTGATGGTAAAGCCGACGGAACACTGCGACTGCCGTCATTTCGGCATATTCCCCAACAATACCACGAACTTCATCGGCGATACGGCCCGTATGGAACAGTGGATTTCTTACTGTAATTCCGCCAGGGTCAAGCCTTACTTCTCCGCGGACGGCGACTACCGTTACTACAGGTACAACAATCTCAGCTTCACCATACCGAAGATAGACGTGGCCAAGGGCGTAGTGTTCATCGATACCGGTACTTCCAACATATGGCGTACGGAAATCGACGGCGATCCTTACTTCTACAACCATTCTACCAACATCAACGCCAGGGAGGTCAAGACTTCCTGGGGCGCCTACATGTTCATATCCCCGAAACACGTAATCGTCGACGACGCGGCCACGTTCTACAATACCGCCTTCAGCAACTGCACCGTGGATATCGAGGTTCCGGTAACGGCCGCCTGTAGCTTCACCAATTGCGACGTGAACATAAAGGCCACCCTCAGCGGAGCCTCCACGTTCA